GCCTTATAGGTTTCCATTGATCTTGCTACCTTGATTAGTGCGCAAATCATAGCGCTTTGTTCTAGCGTTATCTCGCAATCAAGATAAGCAGATAGAAGCCTGCTAATACGATCAAAGTTAATAGCAGGCGTTCCATAATCATCTTGCCTGTTGGTGTAAGTGAGTGCTTTAGCCTCATCTAAAATTTCCCCCCGATCCATATTTACTTTGAACCTAAGCCGTATTCTTTTTCTGTCTTATCTGCCCATTTGGCGGCAGGCGCGGCCAGCGCACCAATTAGAATTGCTTGTTCTGGAGCAAGGTCAGCAGCCAGAGCCAAGCCCATAGTTATTGCTGATGCTATTACTGCTCGAAGGTAAGATTTAAAAGCAGCCTTACTCTTTGGGTCTTTTAATTTAGCGATTAATTTATCCATTTTTTCCTATTCTGTAAATGTAGGTTTGCCAAATCCTACGATGAATACTGGCAAGGATGGTTTTAACTTACCACGATTTTTAACTTTATAGGCTCTAATCTTAAGGCAACACTCGCCCCCATTACGCTGATCTCCCTTTTTATCGGCTGCCGTATTACCCTCAACAGTAGTTACTGTACCATCGCCATTATTTGAGATTACTATTCCGATATGGGAGATGCGATCAACACCATCACCAGGAAAATCAAAGAAGGCCAAATCACCAGGTAGCGGAGTACCCACGCTAGCATCTTGCCACTTTTTATTTTTAACAAAGGCATCTGCACCTGCTTTGGTTGAAACTACATTAGGAATTTTTAACCCCGCCTGCGCTGCACACCACATAACAAAAGAGCCGCACCAAGGAGCAAAATTAACTTTTGTGAACGCTCCATACTTGGTTTCATTATCCTTTGGGCCTTCAATGTAACCGACCTCAGCCTTTGCAATGGCAATAAATTTATCTCTTTGGTTCATATTTACCCCTATTGTCTTTTAACTAGCAGCCTGTAAATTTCATCAATCCTGGCTTCTAGCCGATCAACTTGGCAGGTTATACTATCAATGCGATCACGCACCGAGTTTCCACCATTGGGTTTAAGTTCTGAAAGATAACTTTTCACTAAGAATCTTACCCCTGTTACCAAAAATCCAATCAATGTTCCAACCGCGACGCAGATCGCGGCCCATTCGTTAGCGGTCATTTAGTAATTACCAACACACTCATTGTTGCAGTACCTGTTGAAGTAATGCCGTATATTGCGTTTTCGTGATTTGCAAAAACTGCTTTATCGCCATTATCCATTCTGTACCCAGTTGATGAAGTTACATTATTATCACCTAAATAAATTGTGCCTGATGATGAATGAAAGTGAACTTCCTCAGCCTGAGCATCTCCTGCCACTAATAAAGTTGCGGCAGTAGTAACGCTTGTTTGGCTTGAACTAATTGGCATTTCTCTCCTTAAATAAGTCCCGAATTATCAATTGCATCAATAGCATCATCAATATTTGATGAAGGCTCGGAGATGCAATCACCATCTCGTAGCATTATTCTATTGGTTCCTCTAGTACAACAAACTCATCTATTACTGGGTCATATTTCATACCAATACCAGCAAATCTGCCTCTGATTTTATTGTTGTAACTTGTTTTAATCCAAGTTCCACCAAGATTATCTATTAACCATTGGTAACCTTCATCGCCTGCTGGATCATTATTATCACCAACAGTTACTCTTAAAACTATATTGTTTTCATCTACCTCTGCCCAATGCGACATCTTTACACCGCCGATTTCAAGTAACGAACAATAACAATTCCTGAACCACCAGCACCTGGTGCAAAACCTGATTGCGAATATCCAGTTCCTCCACCGCCACCGCCAGTATTTGCGGTTCCATTAATTCCTTCACCATCCACAGAAAAATCTCCACCCTTACCGCCGTTTCCGCCACCACCAGTTCCACCAGCGCCACCAGTTACGGGAGATGATGTCGTTCCATAAGAACCACCACCACCGCCACCTGCTAATTTTCCACCTGAACCAGCACCTGTTGCAGAAAGCCAAGAACTAAAATTAATTGAGTTGTAAAGGCTAGAACCAGCACCGCCAGCACCACCAGTTGCTCCTGGGTTTGCACTACCTATTGCGCTGGCACCACCACCGCCTGCTCCACCACCTGTTGAACTACCATTTTGCGTTCCGCCTGCAAATCCCTCTACTGGTGAATAAGAACCAGCATTACCAGCACCGCCTGCGGTTGAAAAAGAATAACCACCAGCACCTGATCCACCTGATAAAGCGGCGGAGGAAAATCCGCCTCTTCCCCCACCAGTTGTTGCAAAACTATTTATACTTGAATTATTTCCACTTGCACCGCTACCTGCGCCACCAGCACCAATTACAACGCTATAAGAAGCAACTGCGAGTGTTTGAGAAGTGATTGCTCTCAAACCTCCAGCGCCACCTCCACCGCCAGTTCCGCCTGATCCTCCTCCTGCAACTACTAAGTAATCACAGAGCAAAGGTACAACTGTAACTGCAAGTGTATCGTTGCCAGTAAAAGTTCTGTAAAAATAAGTAGAGTCAGATGTAAGTGTTCCACCAGTAACAACAGATTTTGGAGATGAAGCCATAAGGCCATAACCTCTAGCAGAAGCGCCTGCTCTAGAACCTAATATCGGTGACATTTTTCCCCTTTAAGCAAATTTAGTTTGAGATGCAAGTACAGTAAATGTTGCTGAAGCCGTCTTAATAATAGTTAAAGAGTAGGCATCAATTGATGAAGCATTACCTGCTGTTGGTGCAGTTCCGCCTTGCCATTTTGGAGTAACGGCTGAACCATCAATCTGATAGGCAGTTGGGTAGTAGGCAGTTCCTCCCTGAGTAACTAAGAATACAACAGTAATTGCATCGCCTGTGGTAAGAATCGAGTTAAGGCTAGCACCTGAACTGCCACGAACATTTAAAGTCCAGTTGGCTGAGGCATTAGTTGTATAATAAAGAACGCTTTGAGTTACTGCATCAAAGTTTACAGTGCCAGTTGCCGCAGTTGCAGAAACTGTTGTTCTCTCCTCTGGAGATACTAAAATTTTATTTGAAAGAACTTCAGGAGCGCCAATACCTTGCCAAGCAGCGCCATCATAATATTCAGTTGAATTTGTATCGGTTAAATAACTAAACATTCCTTCTGCTAGAACTCCGCTTAAAGCACTCGTTCTGGCTGCTGATGAGGCAAAAACCATTATAGTTTGTTGCATCAAGTAAGTATTAACTTGCGAAGCGGTTAAAACATCTCCCGTTGCAAATAACTTATATCCTGCTCCTGCCATTATTGCTCCTTAGTTAATAACTCAGAATACCAGAATCCAGGCGACCTTGAGAGGTGGTGCTATCAAGGATGAACGCCTGGATTAGAGGTTCTGCGGTTAGTATTTTTGTAGTGAACATTTTTTGAGTTATATCGTGTTGAAGGCCTTGAACAAAAAGTTCCTTTGTAATAGTAGAGCCACCAGGAACAGTTTTTGTAACATTAACTAAATCAAAAATTTCAAGATTTAAGCCTGCAACTATTGCTGTGCTTTCGTTAGGATTAAGAAGGTTTATAGTCATCGAATCTATTCGATCAGTTGTATTTTTTCGGGCTACTAATAGAGTTTGAGCCTGATCTAAAGCCTCGGCATCGGTTTGAACTAGGATTCCATCACGCTTGCCTGAGTGGAGAAAGTAGGTATCTATCGAGGTTTGATCAAAAACATTCTGGCTAGTTCCATTTAGGCGAGTAACAGTTACATCATTTACTAACAAGGTATCATCATTGGCAAACTCAATTTGTTGGTAGCCAATGCCCGATCCATCATCTGCAAAAATAATAGGGGTTTCATCAGCCTTTTTACTAATTGTATCTCTTGAATAAAAGGTTGCATTACCATCAGCATCAATAAAAAAACCACCAAACTCTGAGATTTCACACAATTGGATTGCACTAAGCAAATCTCTACCAGAGGTGCCAGGATCAGCCTGAAGGGTACTGTTTCCAGCATTTATTGTTCTTTGAGATGGTGGAAAATCTACAACATCAAGTAAAGTATTAATTCTTGCTCCACTTAATTGAGGCGAGCCAGCGCCAGCCACAGTATCAATTCCAATATTATTTAATAATCTAAAACCATCAACACATTGAAGGGTAATTTTTGAAGTATCCTCAACGCCTAATCCATAGGTGCTATTGTAAGATGTAATATAACCAGAAAAAAGATAATAGCGATTAGTTCCACCGCCATCATCATAATCTGCCCAAATACGAATCTTACGCAATGGTAGTAACTTGCCATAATAGGGAGAGGATGTGTTGGTGGGTGACCAATCGCCATTGTCATCGGCTAAAACTACTACCGCAGTACCAGCCTCAAATTTATTAAGAATGCGGTTTCTGCCCCTGCGAATATTAATTTGTAAAGAAATATCTGAAACATCAACTATATCAGCAGGTGAATTTGCTAAAACACCTACTCCAAGTGGAGTTGTAATATCATCTAAAATTAATGGAGTAGTAATAAAGCCAGGCCCATTTGCAAAATCAATACTTACACCAAGATGAGGAGTACCTGGCATTACAAATCCAAAACTCTAGCGGTAATTGATCTACCTGAAGTTTGACCAGCCAAAATACCATTTCTAACTGTTTCAGTTAAATCATTTGATGAACTAACGCTACCATTAACAGTAATGTTTACAGTAGGTGATGAGGCTCGCTCACTAGCGCGATAATCAGAGTAACCAGGGATAAATGTATTGCTTGACCCACTTAGCGTAGGAGTATCTGAAATCTTATTAGTATTAGCAATTTTTTCTAATAAAGATTGATTAATTTGATTTAATCTAACAGTTGATGCCTCAATTTGCGCTTTTGCTTCGGCTAAAGAATCACTAACAACAGTAGGGCTAGTAGAAGTAGTAGGCACATTTTTAGGTGCAACAAAAGAACCTTTACCAACTGCCTCAAGGTATTTGTTCAAATCGCCTAAAGCAGTTTTCCAACCCTCGGCTGCTGCTAATCCTGCTGCATCCCAGCCTGAACCTAAGTTTACATTACCAGTAACAGAGGCTAAATATTTTGTAACTTCATAATTGGTTATGCCCCACTTTTGAGCCAATAAATTAACTTCAGAATCTGAAATCTTATTATCAGCAATAACCATTAAAATATCGGCGTAGCGTTGAGCCGCAATATTCATACGATTAGTTGCTTCATAGTTAGCAAGCAATTGATCGTACATTCCTTTTTGCGCAAGGTTTTGTTCTTTAAGAAGGTTTAATTTAACTGCTTCAAGTTGAATTGGGTCAGTTTCAGATGTAGGAACTACGCCCATTTTCTTTAATTTATTTAAGGCTTGTTGGCTAGCAAGTTGCTTCTGTTGTTCAGCAGTTAGTTTTGTGGTGTTGCCCAAGACTTTACCAGTAGTAACTACAACCTTATTATTATCTTTTGCAATGGCGGTAGTCACTTCTTTTGTTTTATCAAGAACTTTATTATTTTTAGTTAATTGCTTATACGCAATTAAAGAAGCAGTTGTAAATGCTGCTAATCCTGCTGCTGCGGCTAGTGCTGAGGCTCCACCTGTTGCAAAAGCGGTAGCGGTACCTGCTGCGGTTGCTGCTGCTGCCTGCCTACCAAATGCTGCGGTTAGAATATTAATAGCACCACTTAGGGCGATAACGCCAGCATAAACTTTTGCTGCTGCAAATGTGCTAACTAATAAGGCGCCTAGAACTTGAATAGTTCCAAGGTTGCGCTGAATATAATTAAATAAATCAAAAACTTGAATTATTAATGCAGGAAGTTTGGTTAGGATTGTATCTAAACTTGCTGCTAATTTATCTTTGTTAGCCGCAATCCAAGCCTCTAATTGAGGCAAAACTTTAGTAGTAATTACATCAGCAAATTTTTCAATAACAGGCAAAAGGGCATAACCAAGAGTTTCAAGGATTTCACCATAAGCAATATTTAAACCCTTTAATCTATACTCTAAAGTTGCAGCGCGTTTAGAGGCTGCGCCAGCAGTTGCTTTATCTACTTCACCTAATGCTTTTGCAAAATTTTTAGATTTAATTGTAGAATTGCTTAATTGAGGTACTAAAAGTGCCAAACCTTTATATTGCCCGCGAGTTGCTTTAATAATTGCATCAGAACTGCTTGCTAAATCCGCACCTGATTGAGCGCTTACATTAAGAGCAGTTGCAAGTAATTTTTGACCAGTTTCAATTGATCCTGTCGCTGCTGTTAGGCGCGCTAGGGCTGGTCTTAACTCAGAATCGGTAACAGAAACTTGTTTTTGTAATAATGTTATGTATTGCTCTGTACTTGCAATTGTTGCATCAGTAGCACCAACTGTATTGCGCAAAGAATTAGCAAGTAATACCTGGCTCTTTTGATCCTCAATAGCAGCACGAACTGCATCAGTTCCTACCTTAACAGTGAACGCGCCGACGGCAGCGCCTGCTGCGGCGAATGCTAACGCTGATCTTTTAGCAAATTTATCAAAATCTTTGCCAAGTTTGGCTATATCTTTTTGAGCAGCCTTTGAACCTTTAGCAGAGTATTGAGTAATAATCCGTGCAATTACTGCGCCAACGGCCATCTCAACTCCTACCATTTAAATTAGTTTGTAATGTTTTTTTAGCATCCTCTAGGGCTGCTGCAACTCGCTTTTGGATTTCATCTTTATCTTTATCAACAACTGCCCAAATAAGGCGAGAGGCTTTGCCAAATGAATTGCTTAAATATCTAATAAATTGATTTTTTCTAGCACTGCCAGGAGTACGCCCTGCAACTTCAAATATTGCGCCCGCCGCGCTCTTATTAATTAACGCGCCAGCGCTGGTGGTGTAATCACCACGAACTTTACCCTGCGAACGGCTTTTGGTTATGCCTGCTTGGATTGTGGAAACATCCCAGGCTGGCCAGCCTGCGCCGCCGCGAGTTCTTGGCCTAGCGGCTGAAGTTTTACGCCAGCCGCGCATCGGTGTTCCATAAACAGGATTAGTGAATTGAACAACTAAGTTATCTGCTGATCGTTCAGCCCTAGTTAATTCATCATTAATTACTTTGTTAAATTTTCTGGCTGCTGCTTTATCAAATTGTTTTAACGCATCGATTGTTTCTTTAATGCCAGTTAAAACAATTACTTCATCAGCCATATTTATTTGCCTTTGCTCTTTCCTTTAGATAGGCGAACATTGCTTCTAAGACACCATCAGGGGCATCTATCAAATCAATAGGAGAGATGCCCAACTCCACCGAGGCCATTGCAATTGCAAAGGTTAGGCTATCTCGGTGGATTCTGAATTTGGGTCAGAAATCATTTCGACCGATTCAAG